TTAAAACATGTTCATGACCTTCTGACGTTCCATTCTTTCCTTTTCGTCTGTGACATGAGCATAGATATTCATGGTTGTTGTGATATCAGCGTGTCCGAGGTATCTCTGGGCAACCTTCATATCGATGCCGTTTTCTGCAAGCATCGTGCAGTAGTTGTGCCGGAGATAGTGAGCAGTGATGTCGATATCTGCAGCCTTCATAATCCTATCCCACATCCTCCGGTAGCTGTTGACTGTGTGGAGTTCACCGTTTGCATTCAGAAAGAAATAATCTATCATAGGGCAGTCCTTTAGTTCCTTGAGCAGTGGCAGTGGAATAGGTACGGTTCTTATACTCGTCTTGGTCTTCGGGGGCTTGACAGCGTGAGCCTTGAGGTCAAGGTTCTTAGTTATGTTTAGAGTAGCATTCCGGAAGTCTATATCGCTGCGCCTAAGAGCCAGCGCTTCACCCTTCCTTAGTCCGCAGTAGTACAGCAAGTCCACAAATAGGCGGTCACTTGGAGATAGCTCAGCTGACAGGAGTGCCTGACGTTCAGCTACGTTCAGTGCCCTGCGGTCATGCTTCTGGTACGGAGTGACCGTGAGAGACTCTGCCGGATTGTATATGATAGCCTTATCACTGACAGCCATCTTGAAAAGCTGGTGAAGCAGTATTTTGACCTTACGCTGCTGATTCGGTGTATCTGATAAGCTGTTCAGAAGCATCTGCAGGTCTGTGTGGGTGATTTTAGAAAGAGGATAGTCCTTTATAGGTTCGAGCTTGAGGGCAGCATAGTGATACATCTGATATGTGTTATGAGATATATTAGGCTTCTTAATCTCCATAAACCTACCGAGATACTCCTCCAGAGTTACAGAGCCATCTATAAATAGAGTACCCTTATGCTTCTCCTCGAGCAGAGTATCATACTTCCGGTTAATCTCTGCCTGTGATCTACCCTTGATATAGTACCTCTTACCGTTAATCGTCACGGTCTTGGTATATCTGCCGTCTTTTCCTTTTTTCATTCGTGTTTCCTCCTGTAAAAAACCCCTCCGGAATCACGAGGATAGCCGGAGGGCATATATAAAAATATATGAAACGCCTTACTGAGTTAATCTAACGAGTAGAGCCTCCTGCAGAACCCTGGAGAAGTTTATTCCAGCCTTTTCAGCCTTCTCGTTAAGATAATATGGAATAGTGCAGTTCTTTCTTACACTGCGATTGTCGTGTTTAGCTCTGTAATCTTCAAAGTCTATATCTACAAGCGTTATTATATCATTATCATTTTCCTTTTCAACCTTTTCTGTATAGGGCACAGGGATATCCATATTCTTATCCTGCATCGTAATTCCCATGATACCTATTAAGTCACGTGCCATATAAATAGCATCTGCCAAGTCCTTGCCCTCAGTAAACGACCTAAAGTCGGGGACACTAACAACATATCCACCATCACCATCTTCCGACAATATTACCGGATACACTCTTTTTTCCATAGCTACCTCCTAATATTCGTGTTTATGTGTAAGCATTTGATTTAGGGAATTGGAGGGGTATTTAACCCCTCGCTTCCTTAAGAATCTTCTTTGCAGTGGTTTCTTTTATTTCGGTATGTCTCGGAACAGATACCATACGATTATGTTCATTTGTGAAGATATCGTGGTCACGTCCGTGACGTTCAAATTTGAAGCCAAGCTCTGCAAGTTTCTTCTCTAAATCTCTGCGTTTCATATAATCTCCTTTCGTATTTGGTAATCTTATTATACGCATTCAATACGCATTTGTCAAGCGAAAGATTTATAAATTTTTACAATCCATGCCTCATAGCCTCTATCTCTTGTACGCTCCGGCATGATTCGAAGTCATGCCCTGTATTTCCTCCCTGATAGCTTGAAATCCACGAAGCTGACTACTTCGTGACGGTCTTCTATGTCTAAGGTGCGGTACTTGGTGATGAGAGCATCTTCATCATCGGTGAGAGACTTCTTGATAGTGTCAGCTGATGTGTCATCCCATCCCATAATGTAGGATGGTGTAGTGTATAATGCATCTGCTATCTTCTTAATCTTAGACTGAGTGAGGTTTCGCTCATCGCTCTCAATCTTGTTTATACTTGAACGTGACTTGTATCCTATAGCTTGAGCCAGTTCATCTTGAGACATGTCCAGCTCTTCCCTTCGTATCTTTATTCGTTCACCTATTGTCATAAGCTTATACCTCCGATATTTAGTACTCTTATATTATTGTTATGAATACAAAATGTCAACAAAAACAGATTTTTTCAGAAATAATTGTTGACAAAATGTATCGGGGGGGGGGTACACTACTAAATGTAGACGAAACGCCAACACGGAAAGGAGAGTAATATGACGGACACAGATATGCTTAACGAGAAGATAAGCGAGTCCGGCTATAAGAAGAGATTTATAGCAGAGAATATTGGAATATCATATCAGGCACTTCTTAATAAGGTCAACAATGTGACCGAGTTCACAGTGTCGGAGATGACAGCTTTGTGTGCACTTCTTAATATCCAGCCGGACGAACGAGAGAGGATTTTTTTTAATTTAAAAGTAGACAAAACGCCAACATAGGTAAGAAAGGAGAGTAAACATGAACAGATGGATATACATTGATGAGACACTCGTCAATCTCGACAACGTGACTTGTATATACAAGGAAGATGACCATAGGGAAATCTTCATTACATATATTGACTCGTCATCTCAGATGTTCACATTTGACACAGTCGAGATATGTAACAGTAAGTTCGCCATGTTGCAGAAGCTTCTGGCGGCGGTAGGAGTATAGAAGGAGGAGTAAACATGAACACAGCAACAAGGGGGGTAATAGCATGAATCGGATATCTATCAACGGCGAGAAGCTTAAGCGTGATATCGACAGTAACTGGAAGGGTAAGCACGCACAGGTAGCTATATATGCCGGAAGGGATGCTTCCTACATCCATAAGCTCCCATCATTACAGACCATAGAAGAGGGAGTGCTTCAGAAGATATGTGAGCTTGTGGGACTTAACCCTGATGATTACACGGTTAGCGAGCATATGGGAAAGATACTCAAGGAGTACATGGAGAACAACAGTATTTCTCCGGCAGACATCGCCACAGAAACAGGCATCAAGGCTACAGAGATAAGGTACTACCAGACGCTTGCGTACATACCTGATGAGACCACAGCAAAGCTGAACAACGCATGCAAGGAGATACTCAGGAAACGCCAGGAACCGAAGGGGCAGACCACTGCTCAGATAAATGACAGGGTAGGTGATTCAATAGTCAAGTATCTGACAGACCTGACCAAAGCTGTGGAACAGCTGACGGTAGAAATGAGAGCCGTCAAGGAAGAAACAAGGAATCAGACCACACGGCTCAACACGATAGCAAGCAACACAACACAGTTAGCAAAGGACGTAAACAAGATATACAACCGAATGGAGTATAGGAGGTGAGACTATGACACCTATTAAGGAGACAGAACTCGCAAAGATGGGCATCTCACGATATACGCTTACGAGGTGGCGGAAGGATAAGAACTATCCGGATGCCCCTCTCCTCACCGGAGGAGTACAAGGGCAGACAGTAGTCTATGACCTTGACAAGTTCGAAGCGTGGGCTGAGAGGTGCCGGCGCAAGGATGAGGTAAGAGTAAGGATGAACTATGGAACTAAGAGAAGGAAGGTAGGGTAGATATGACATACACAGAGATAACAATCGGAGCGATAGCATTTCTGGGAATGATATACGGAGGTGGTATCGAGAACAAGGCTCTTGAGGTGGTGTGTCTCACTATCTTGATGGTAATCGGACTGCACAGTGCATATCTTCTCAGAGAGGAGGACTTTGACGATGTGGATTAGATTCAGACGAGTAATCATAAACCTTAGTCATGTCACAAACATAGTGCAGTGTGCAGACCATACCATCAGATTCTACTATGATTCGCTGACACCGAACGAATACGGAAATGAGGGAGACCTCACTATCGCACAGACAGCACTGCACTTCGAATCACCGCAGGACAGTGATGAACTGTATGAGAGGATATGGCAGCTGATAGCAAAGGGAAGTGGATGCCTGAATATAGACGGCACAGGTATATGGGCTGAATAAAAGAATGCTCCCGAAGGACTAAGCCTTATCGGGAGCATGAGTAAACATGAACAAACAAAGTATAACATGAACGAGGGAGGATAGCAAAGTGGAATTTAAGAATATAGCCGAGATGAATAAGAAGCTTAACTCAGTAGATATCAAGGGTAAGCCGTACAATACGGTCAATCAGAGGGTGCTTGCATTTAGGGAGCTCTTCCCGGATGGAGCAATCAGCACGGAGCTTATATCTAACGATAACGGAGTATGCATAGTAAAGGCTTATATCTATGCGGATGCTTACAGGATAGTAGCGACAGGTCACGCATATGAGAAGGAATCATCGACATTTATCAACAAGACATCATACATAGAGAACTGTGAGACATCTGCAGTAGGCAGGGCTCTCGGCTTCCTCGGTATCGGTATCACAGAGTCGATAGCAACCTATGAGGAAGTAGCGACAGCCATGCAGAACCAGAATAAGAGAAGTGCTGCAGACATCCGGAAGGCGATCGTAACGAAGTTTAATGCCATCAAGGCAAAGGGGCAGGACGAAGCAGATGCAGCACAGGACAGAGTAGAGAAGAAGAGAAATGTCAAGCTCGGAGACCTGAATAAGATGTCAGACGTGAACCTCCTCGAGTGCATCGAGGATGACATGATAGAGATACTTGGAGAACTGAATGGAAAGTAAAGCAAGGATACTGAATGTATTTCCGAGCAAAGGTAAGTTTATCCTACAGCTTGAGATAGAGCCGAGAGATGTGACAGCCCTCCTGGAGAAAGACCTCCGGCTCACTCTTAAGCAGTGGCATGAAAGACGCAGCCTAAACGCTAATGCATACTTTCATGTGCTTGTAGGAAAGATAGCCGAAGCGGTCGGTCAGTCTAATGCATATATCAAGAATGACCTTATAAGGAAGTACGGACAGTATGAGTATATAGATGACAAGATACTTGTCTATATCACAAACGCACCGCCGGAGTATATGTATGAACGTGAGGAAGTACACACGGCACTCCATAGCACGAAGGTGGTGAGCGGTGTCAATCAGTATACATATCTGATACTGAGAGGAACGCACTCATATAACACTCAGGAGATGTCAAGACTAATAGACGGAGCAGTGAACGAAGCCCGGGAACTTGGCATCGAGACAATGTCTCCGGCAGAACTGGAAAGGATGAAGGCTACATGGAATCCATCATTGAGCACGGAGAAGAAAGACAGTGTTATATCTGCATGATGTTTCTGGGTACGCCCTTATCAGTAGCAGGGCTTCAGAAGCATCATGTACTACATGGAACAGCCAGAAGACGCCTGGCGGACGAGGATGGACTCACAGTGTACCTGTGTCGGATTCATCACACGCGGCTGCATGATGCAGGAGAGTTCGACAGAGAACTTGAGGAGATAGGACAGAGAGCCTGGGAAGGTCGTTATGGCAGCAGAGAGGACTTTATAAAGAGATATGGGAAGAGTTATCTATAAGGCGGTGATACCGCTTCAACCGGTCACAAAGAAGAATCACGGACGGCTCGTGAAGGCAAAGAACGGCAGACTTGTCATGATACCTTCTAAGGCATATGTGGACTATGAGAAGAAGGCAAAGGAGTATCTGCCAACTGTTCTCATAGAGGATGAGGTAAATGTAAGTGCCAAGTTCTACATGCAGACACGAAGGAGAGTTGACCTGGTCAATCTACTTCAAGCCTTATGTGACACGCTTGTGGCTGCCGGAGTGATAGTGGATGACAACTGTAGGATAGTCGGGTCATTTGATGATTGTAAGGTCTTATATGACAAGGATAACCCGAGGACAGAGATAGTATTGGAGACAGAAGAATGAGCAAGAGTACTTTCATAATGAGAGATGAGTGGTGGGATATGCTTGAGGATATGACAGATGAGCAAAGAGGTGTGTTCCTTGCTGCTATATATCAGTTCAGAGCAACAGGTGAGCTTCCTGAGATATCGGACAGTCATGTCAGAGGAGTAGCCAAGTATATCTCACGCAGCATAGCAGAGACGGATGATAAGTATGAGAAGAAGTGCCAGAAACTCTCAAAGAACGCATCTAAGAGATGGGATAAGGAAGAAACTGACACCGATAAGGATGCAATTGCATCAAACGAGAATGCAAATGCATGCAAAGAAATGCAATTGCATAAATTTGCATCCGAAAAAAATGCAATTGCATACGATACTGATTCTGAATCTGATTCTGATTCTGAATCTGATATAGATATTGACATCCCTACGGGATGTTCGTCATCCGGCTCGGATGACACTGCCGCTCAGGAGCCCATATCAACCCAGATTAAGCAAGTAGCAGAACACTGGAACCGCATGACAGAGGGCACATCCATAGCCAAAGTGTCAAAGATAAGCCGTAGCAGTAACCGGTATAAGAGTCTCTCTGCACGTATACGTGAGTATGGCTATGACGAAGTAGTGCAAGCTATAGACCGAATAGCCAGAAGTGACTTTCTATGCGGTCGAAGTAAGGAGTGGGTAATCACATTCGACTGGTTCCTGAAGCCTAACAACTTCATCAAGGTGCATGACGGTAACTATGACAACAAGGCTTCACCACCTAAACCGCTCAAGATACCGAGTATGGCATACCAGGACTCTCCGGAGAAACAGGCAGAACTTTCTGACAAGCTAAAAGAAATCGAGAAGATGTACATGGACAGAGTGAAGGAGGAGTAACCATGAACAAAGCGGCACTAATAGGCAGGCTCACGAAGGAGCCGGTGATTAAGTACACACAGGAGCAGATGTGCGTGGCAAGATTTACCCTTGCGGTGAACAGAGCCAAGAAGGGCGAGGCAGACTTTATAGGCTGCGTAGCATTTGGCAAGACTGCCGAGGTAGTAGAGAGATACACAAACAAGGGCAGTCAGGTCGGAATAGAGGGTCATATACAGACCGGATCATACACCAACAAGGACGGAGCTAAGGTATACACCACAGATGTGATAGTTGACAGGCTCGACCTTCTGGGAAGTAAGAATGAGCAGTCGAACGAACCGGCAGAGAGTGGCTTTATGGATATCCCTGAGGGGATAGAGAATGATTTACCGTTTAACTAGGAGGTGGAGAGATGGAACACACAGGAAAGAGAGTAGATGTGCACACGGTAAGGTCGGATATGTGCCACTGCGTATATATCACAACACGAACAACAAGTAAGAACGACCAGCTGATGATATCGGAGGTCACGATATACACCGAGGATGACAAGGAGCTTCTTGAGGTACTGAAGGAGCTTAAGAGCTACACAGAGGAGTGCATTAAGGAGATTGAGGATGAAGAGAGTACTGCCGATGATACTGATAGTAATTAGCCTTGCTGTCGCTGTCACTGGGCTCGTATGCGTGCTCAAAGTGGATAAGGCGTATAAGTCTGAGGTTGCAGACTTAGAAACCGAAAATGAGCTTCTGAGGGGCGATATCGAGTATCTGAGAGCGTCTCTCGGAGATGCCTACAGCGAGAACATACGGCTCGGGAACCGTCTTGATGATACTGTGACAGAGCTTCAGTATATGGCGGATACGGTCGATAGCTATGCAGTAGAGTTAGAGGGTGTAAATTCAGAAATTTACAACCTACTCACAGCACAGGCTGAGCTGCTCGAGTGTTCGCCAACGTACTCGTATCAAGGAGTATACACGCTGACTGGCTATACAGCCACAGGTAACAAGACGGCAAGCGGTACCGTACCCAGTGCCGGACGGACAGTCGCAAGCAACTACTTTGCAATGGGTACAAAGTTATACATCGAAGGTGTAGGAGTACGGACAGTCGAGGACACCGGGGGGATGACTGATAATGTGATAGATGTATTCATGAACAGTGAATCAGAGTGCTACGCGATAACAGGTAGCAGAAAGGTATGGGCGATTAGATGATATGGAGTAAGTACAGCCGAGAGGTACTCGAAGAACTACTCGACCTCTTGTGGAATGCTCAGGATGACAAGGCTAAGAAGGAACTCATCTGTGAGCTTGTGATGATTAACAACGAGTTGGAGAAAAGGGAGGTGATTAAGAGTGATACTTAAGACTACGAAGGGCTCACTTATCAACGCAAAGTATATAGTATCTACTGATATATATGACTACACGCGGAACGGCAATACATGGCATAAGCTTGCGGTGTCGCTGACAAATGGTGACCAGTACACAGTTATCAATACTATGAACTATGACGATATTCAGTGGTTCTATGACGTACTTATGACCAAGTGCATGGACGGTGACGAAGTAATTGATGTCGGCTTGGAGGTAAGACGAAGGGATGAGCAGTGACGATATAACACAGGCATACACATCGATAGTAAGCACAGTGACAGTCATGTGGCATAAGAGGATATATGACGGAGAGAAGGTATCACTTGGAACGTGCATACTCTACGCACTCTTTAATATGAGCCTTCGAGACGATGACCAGCTTACTATCGGTGAGCTTCTGGACATGACGCGAGACATAGAGGACTGGATGGAGGAGAACAGGTGACAGCAAAGGAATATCTGTTACAGATTAAGAAGCTGAAGGGCAGTATCAAAAGACTTGAGGAGACCAGAGACAACATAGTAGTTGTCTCTGGCATTTCCTATGATGGAGAAAGGGTAGACAGTACACTCACTCCGGACAACGTGCATAACATAGCCATGAAGCGTATGGAGATAGTCCGTGAACTGACGAGGGATATATCGAGATACCAGGCTATCGTGCCGGTGATAGTGAATCAGATAAATGACATGGATAAGGGGGAGCATGCAGAACTGCTATACCTCAGATACGTGAAGGGGATGAGTTTGTTCGAGATATCAGAGCAGATGTCCTTTAGCTATGGCAGAATAAAGCATATGCACGGTGAAGCTCTGCAGGAGTTTTATAAAAAATATAAAGAATTTATAAAAAGTAATTGACATAAGGTTAACCTTATGATATAATGTATTCAGAGTTGAGATAGAACTCAACTACTTTTTGAAGAAAGGAGAAAAACAGATATGAGCAAGGATGATAATTCAGAAACTAAAAAGTCCATCAAGAAGCGCCTGCTGAGTGCCTTGATAGACTTGATAGTTGGAATAATACTTCTCATCATAGAGAAGTTGATTTCCTAAAAAACATTCTGACTTAGTCAGCGGGGGGCGAAAGCCCCTGACTGATAAGAATATAACATTCGGACTCATATTTGTAAAGACAAGATATGAAGGATAGCATACATTTTCTGGCGGTGTACTTCATAGCAATAGGGATTGTTAAGCTCATAATCGGTATTGCTTTGAGTATCAAGTATGGAGAGAAGTAAGGAGAAGCGTAAGATGCCTAAAGGTAACCCAGGACGGCAAACCATAGCTACAGAGAAGTACCAGAAGAAAGCAGGTTACAAGGTTAAGGCTTTCAAGCTTAAAGGTGATGTAGCTGAGAGGTTTGCGGAAGCTTGCGACACGGCAGGAGTCAGTCAGGCGAGCAAGATAACAGAACTTATGCAGCAGTTTATAGACGAAGTGAACAGGAAGTAGTACCGGGAGGGTGTCGTGATTATACGGCACCCTTTTGGCATATAGCACAAGTTAGCACCTTTTAGCACCTTTCAGTGTGCTATTATAGTATCGTGGTACAGGAGAGATAGATACGGCATAATACCTCCCATGATTTTATTACTACCATTATTTGCACCCCCAAACGAAGGAGCCCTCTACATAGCGGAGGGCTCCTATCATTATGCCCTGATGCAGGAGAGATATGGCAAAGAACAACAGACCGGACAGAGATGGTACACACCGCCGAGTATTCGAACGGAATAAGAAGAAGATATTTGCAACACAAACAGTGTGTGGGATATGCGGAAGACCAGTCGACTTTACACTGGACTACCTTCATCCTATGGCTCCATGTATTGACCATATCATTCCGATAGCGAAGGGAGGACATCCGTCTGACCTTGACAACTTACAGCTGGCACACAGGATGTGTAACAGACAGAAATCAGACAAACTGATAGAGATAACATTTAATGATATGACAACAGAGGGAACGGTGAATAACAGAGATTTACCACAGTCAGCAGACTGGAGGACGTTTTAAGGGGGCATGACTACCGTGCCGCGTGCATGCTCTGGACTTCGGCCGTGACTGTGACAATTTCTCGCTAAAAATAAGGAGACTCAAATGAGTGAACTGTATGGAATCGAATATCTGCGAAACAAACTGTCGCTAAGACAGACCAGAGTTCGACTCAGATATAAATACTATGAGATGAAGGACTATAGACCGAATAACGTGGAGCTGATGCCCGCAAGGCTGAGATTTCAGTATGTAAGCACGTGTGGATGGTGTGCAAAGGCAGTCGATTCACTTGCAGATAGGCTTTGCTTCAGAGGCTTCGATAATGACACAGCTGCCATATCGGATATATTCAGGCTGAATAATGCCGATACGTTCTTTGATTCGGCTATTCTGTCAGCTCTGATAAGCTCGTGTGCCTTCGTTTATATCTCAAAGGATGACGAAGGATATCCAAGACTCCAAGTCATAGATGGTTACAATGCAACAGGGGTGCTTGACGAGACAACAGGAATGCTGAAGGAAGGATATGCAGTACTTGAGAGAGATAAGCATCAGAAACCTGTTATCGAAGCATACTTTGCTCCGGGATATACAACCTTTTACGATAAGCGTACAGAGAATGAGTGGACAATTACATATCCGTCCAGATACCCGATGCTCGTGCCGATTATATATCGCCCTGATGCCAGGAGACCCTTCGGGCACTCCAGGATAAGCAGAACGTGCATGTATCTGCAGCGGTATGCAAAGAGAACACTTGAGAGGTCGGAGATATCTGCCGACTTCTATTCATTTCCACAGAAATATGTTCTCGGACTGTCAGACTCAGCCGACCATCTCGATTCATGGAAGGCAACTATGACATCGTTCCTGAGGTTTGATAAGGATGAGGACGGAGACAAACCTACGGTTGGCAGTTTCAACACTAACTCAATGACTCCGTACAATGAGCAGCTGAAGATGGCTGCAGGGATGTTTGCAGGAGAAACAGGGCTTACACTTGATGACCTCGGATTTAGTACAGGTAATCCGGCAAGTGCCGAGGCTATCAAAGCATCACATGAGAGCCTGAGGCTCACAGCCAGGAAAGCACAGAGAACATTCGGCAGCGGATTCATAAATGTCGGACTTATAGCGGCAAGCCTGAGGGATGACTTCCCTTACAGACGTGATCTGATAGCAGACACAGTTGCTATGTGGGAGCCGATATTCGAGCCGGATGCGGCTATGCTCTCGAGTATCGGAGACGGAGCTATAAAGATAAATCAGGCAATACCGGGATTCTTTGATAAGGATACCCTCAGAAACCTGACCGGAATAGACGGAGGAGAAGATGTCGGAGGATATAGCACCGGAGCTTCTGGAGAAGCTTCAGGAGGAGTTCCGGAGACAATATAATAATAGTGCCAAGATTAAGAATCTCACCGCGCGGATAAATAAAGGTGGTACCTACGAGGATGCAGAGAAGTATTCACAAGCAGTCGGTGCACTCCTTAAAGTCATATTCTTAAGTTTGAGTGGTGATGAACTCCCTGACGGCATGATGTATTGGAATATAGCGACGAGAGTCATACTGCCGATACTTGAGCAGTCTTATGGACTGTCGGCTACTGCATGTGAGACTGTGCAGAATCATCTGAATGCAGAGGCAGGTATATCACTCAAGGCGGTGGTACCTGAATTTGAGGATGATGCCGCAGAAGGCATCATGAATCTTGTCGCATCAGATAAGTATGAGAAGGTAAAGAGCCGGTTTGCAACGGCATCTGAGACCATGATAGCAAAAGTCGCTGATAGGTCTGTAAAAGAGAATGCTGATTATCAATATAATTCAGGCATGAGTCCTAAGATACAACGTATCCCTGTTGGTGGATGCTGTGAGTGGTGTCAGAAGCTCGGAGGTACGTATGAATACGAGGATGTCAAGAATACCGGCAACATGGTCTTCCGAAGACATGCTAACTGTGGTTGCCTCGTGGTATATGTGCCTGTAAGCGGAAAGAAACAGGATGTACATAGTATTAGAGAATATGAGAGCAATGACGAAGTCAGGGCAGAGATGCAGAGGAGAGAGGCTCAAAGCAAGGAAGAACGGAAGGCGGAACGTGAACGGCTCGCTGAGATACAAAAGGAACGAAGCCGTCTAATCAAGAATGCTAATGCAAGAAGGCGGTATCATGAGAAGAAGGGCATGTCTGCTGAGGAGATTCAGGAGAAGTATGGGCAAAGACAAGCTACTAGGAAAATACAAAAGAAAGGTGAATCATCAAATAGAGATATTGAAGGCAGTTCAAAAGATGATATAATTAAAAAAATCAAAGAAGATACGAGTATAATTTCAGAACATACTCCGAGTGAATTAAAAGAATTGATTGTTGAATCTGGGTATGATGTTGTTCCACTTAGTAGGGGTAGACATAAGGGGCAATCATTTGAAGATGGTGGTGGTTATAAAACCGTATTTAACGGGAATGAATTGCTTGAGTATCATCCGTCGGGAGGACGGCATAATAACGGAAAAGAGTATTATAAAATCAGTTCATCAGAGAGAGGGGTAATCTGGTATGACGAAAACGGAAATGAAATCGATAGACGAGACAATAGAAAGAAAGATTAGAAGCATAAAAGAAGCGTTATCTCAAAGATTTCAGAAAATAGATATATATGGCGATGAAATTTATGTTTTGGATTCTGGATTTTCGAGACTTTCATATTTGCAAAAGCTTAATTGCGTTGTGATGGAATATGCCGAGTCGGAAGAATATTTAGAAAAAAATATGTTTGAAGACGGCGATTTATATGAGTTAGATATGGAAGTAGATGAAATAGTAGATGGGCTTTGTGTAGAAATGGGAATGTCGAGCAAATAGGTAGTGAATTGGTTGTTGCGAAAACACTGCAGAGGCGATGCTTTTCTTATGAAGAGGATTAAGAAAGAGGATTTTTGAGTGAAATTAGTAAGGAAAAACACATTATCCGTTGATGGCAAGGTGTATATACATGGTCTATATGATAAGCCGAGGGTTTGTCCTTACTGTGGTATAGGCATAGATGCTGTGCCGGTTAAGGCTGAACACTTTCCATATGACACCAACAATGATGCGGTTGTAGTCGTGATGAGATGTACGGACTGTGATAAGAAGTTTATCGTTGTGTATGTCAAAGGACGCTATAACCAGTATGATTTCAAGACGATAATTCCAATCTCTGAGCGTGACGATATGCCGGAGGTGCTTGAGAGGGTAAGTAAGAGATTTGTTGAGATTCACAAGCAAGCATTTCACTCTGAGTCTGTCGGAGATACGATAGTGGCAGCTATAGGATACAGGACAGCTCTGGAGATTCTTATAAAAGACTTTGCTATCAATATACTTGAGAAAGATGAGACTGAGGTAAGGAAATTTAGCCTTGCTGACTCGATAGAGAAGTATATGCCGGCAGAGTATAAAAATGCTGCTGATGTAGTCAGAATCATAGGAAATGACTACACACATTATATAAACAGACACAATGACGTGGATTTTGATACATTCAAGAAATATTATGTCGGTGTGATGAATTACGTATCATTTCAGTATGATATGAAGAATCCACCGGTACATAGGTAAGCACTGCAGATGCGGTGCTTTTTTAGTGGAGGTAGGTATGGCAAGAGAGAAGATTACCGAAGTAAAGATATTGACAAATATCAAGGATGCAACAAAGAAAACTGAATGGAGCAGATAAGAAGAGGAAATCAGAATCCGACAGTAAGCAGAGTACTGCCATACTTAGAGACAGATGGTGAGGAGGCAGTTGATCTCTATAACAAGACCGGTAGGACTGCGCAGGAGTGGCAGGCACAACTTCTATATGACATTCTGGGTAAGAACGGTGACGGACTGTGGACTCATACAAAGTTCGGATGGTCGGTGCCACGTCGTAATGGTAAAAGTGAGGTACTTATAGCAAGATGCCAGCACGGACTGAGGAAGGGAGAGAGAATACTCTACACAGCACACCGAACCACAACCTCACATGCACAGTGGGAGAAGCTGTGTGACCTGTTAGCTCAGTCAGGCTTTAAAGAGGGTGAGGACTATCGAACCATAAAGCAGTTTGGACTTGAACGTATCGAGATGCTGAAGACCAAAGGTAAGATTAACTTCCGTACCAGGTCATCAAAGGGTGGTCTTGGTGAAGGCTATGACCTTCTTATCATAGACGAGGCTCAGGAGTATACAGATGACCAGGAGTCAGCACTCAAGTATGTAGTTACCGATTCCAGAAATCCACAGACACTTATGTGTGGAACTCCTCCTACTCCGGTCAGCTCCGGCACGGTCTTTACGAAGTATCGAAAGGATACGGTGAGTGGCAAGCGTGATAATGCCGGATGGGTCGAGTGGTCGGTGGACAGACAGTCCGACCCTCACGATAAAGAGCTATGGTACCAAACGAATCCGTCACTTGGTACGATATTTACAGAACGCAGCATAAACGATGAGATAAGCGACGATGATATCGATTTCAATATACAGCGTCTCGGACTGTGGATAAGGTACAACCAGAAATCAGCCATCAGCAAGACTGAGTGGATGGCTTTGGCGGTGGAGAAGTTGCCGAAGCTTGAGAAGGATAGATATATCGGCATCAAGTTCGGACATACCGGAGAGAATGCGGCCATGAGCATCGCATCAAAGACGCTCGACGGCTCGATATTTGTGGAGTGTATAGACTGCCGCTCTGTAAGAGATGGTATCGAGTGGATGATACCCTTCCTGAAGAACAAGAACGTCAAGGAAGTGGTGGTAGATGGTGCAAATGGTCAACAGATGCTTATAGACCTTATGAAAGCAAATAAACTGAAAGCGCCAACACTCCCGAAGGTGCTTGAGATAGTGGCAGCATCCTCGATGTTTGAGAGTGCCATATATGCGGCATCGATATGCCACAGGGCACAGCCGGCACTCGTAAATGTTATATCAAACTGCGAACATAGAGCCATTGGTTCAAACGGAGGTTTTGGATACAACTCGATACTGATAGGAGCAGATATAGCACTGCTCGACAGCATAGTGCTTGCACATTGGAAGTGTGCGACAGCAAAGGAAAAGAAAGTACAAAAGATATATTACTGATAATAAGCACCTCACGGTGCTTTTTATAAATTTACCTCACGGCAGGGAAAAGCCGGTATAAGAAAGGAGTAATATGGCAGATTTAGAGAATCCTATTACAACACAGGAAGACCTTGACGCAATCATTTCGGAGAGGCTTAAGCGTAAGGATGAGCAGATGGCAAAGAAGTATGCAGATTATGACGACCTTAGGAAGAGCTCAGAGGAGTCGGCTGCTACGATAGCAGATCTGCAGAAGCAGCTTGACGATTTCGGAGTGAAGTCAGGAGAGTATGAGAAGCAGATAGCAGAACTCACTGCGAAGACCAAGGGATACGAGACCAACTCGGCAAAAATGAGAATAGCCCTTGAGAGTGGTCTGCCGTATGAGTTAGCTGACAGGCTGACAGGAGATGACGAGGAGTCACTCCGGAAGGATGCACAGAAGTTAAGAGGGATAATCGGAGGCACAAAGCCGAAGGCGCCCTCGAAGAGTAATGATATACCAGCAGATGGTAAGGCGGCGGCTTATAAGGAGCTGCTTAGTAGTTTGAAAGGAGAATAGAAATGGCAGTACTTGAAATGAGCGGACTTTTTCCCACTGAACTCACGAAGGAGATTTTTTCAAAGGTGCAGGGACACTCATCTATAGCACAGCTTAGTGCACAGAGTCCCATAAGCTTCACCGGCAACGATGTATTTGTATTCGGTCTTGATGACGAGGTTAACCTTGTTGCTGAGAGTGGTGAGAAGGCAGAAGGCAAGACTTCTGTAAATGTAGTTAAGATGGTACCTGTAAAGGTTGAGTACACATCGAGAGTATCAGATGAGTTTCTTTATGCTTCAGAGGAGAAGCAGATGGATATGCTCGGAGCATTTACCGAGGGATACGCTAAGAAGATAGCAAGAGGTCTTGATATCATGGCTATGCATGGTGTTAATCCCAGAGATGGTCAGGCATCATCCCTTATTGGTACCAATTCATTTGATACGAACACGGATGTTGCTTCTGTAACTTATTCAGAGAGTGACCCGGAGGCAAATATCACGGATGCCATCGCAGATATCGGTGAGTATGACCTTAACGGTATCGCAATGTCCAAGACATTCGCTGCAGCACTTGCAAAGCTCACTGTTAACGGTGTTAAGCAGTATCCTGAGCTTGGCTGGGGTGCAAATCCCGGCACAGTTAACGGATGCCCTGTGGATGTTAACTCTACAGTATCATATGTGGACGGTAAGCAGGCATATGTCGGTGATTTCAGGGATGCATTCAAGTGGGGCTTCGCCAAGGAGATTCCTCTTGAGATAATTCCTTATGGTGATCCTGACGGTCTCGGTGACCTCAAGAAGTTCAATCAGGTATGTCTCAGAGCTGAGGCATGGATTGGCTGGGCTATTCTGGTACCCGGTGCATTTGCAAGGATTGAGGCATCAACGGCTAACAAGGCTGTAAAGGCATCTAAGTAATCAGAAAGGCGGTGAGCTGATGGGTGCAGTATATGCGACACTTAAAGAAGTCACCGCACGCGTGAGTCTCACATCCTCCGAACAGGAGGTATGTGAGAGCTTACTCACGAATGCATCTTCAATGCTCAGAGTGAAAGCAAGAGAGCGTGGCTATGACATAGACGAGATGATAGCAGACGAAACAACCGGAGAGGACTATGCTCTGGCAGTTAAAGAAGTAATTATCAATGTTGTAATCAGAGCCATCAGAACTCTAAGCAGTTCAAGCTACGAGTATGGAGCAACGCAGTCTTCACAGTCGGCTCTCGGATATTCAGTATCGATGACCTACTATAACCCGGGGCAGACACTCTACTTCTTGAATAATGAGTTGAAAGCACTCGGACTACTGAGGCAGAGATATGGAACGATAGATATGTATGGAGTAGATACAGATGATAATTAGTGGCATTACAATCCAGATAGTGATTAAGGCAGAAGCCGGTACAGACGAGTTCGGAGCACCGATATACGAGGAAACCACAGAAGATGTGGAAAATGTACTCGTAGGCGAGCCTTCGACAGATGACCGGACTGAAACTTTTAATCTTACAGGGAAGTACGCTGCTTATACTCTGGCTATCCCAAAGGGTGATACTCATGACTGGGTAAATACGAAGGTAATACTTCCGGAGCCCTTCAAGGGTACATATCGGACGATAGGATATCCGACAGCAGGCATCGAGGCGATGATACCGCTTAGCTGGAATAAGAAAGTGCAGGTCGAGAGATATGGCGAAGACGAAGATTGAGATAGAACTGAATAGCACCGGCATTCAGGAAGTGCTGAAGTCGGCAGAAGTCACTAAAGAGCTTGAAACCTATGGTGAACAGATAGTCGGTAGGTGTGGGGACGGATATGCGACTGAGACGTATGTCGGTAAGACACGAGCCGCCGTCAAGGTTAAGCCAGACACTCCTCATGCCTATTACAGCAATCTTAAGCATAATACAATACTGAAGGCGGTGGGCTCATGATAGAGAAGACAGTACTTGATTATCTGGCAAGTAAGTTAACAGTGCCGGTATATATGGAGAGACCTGAGAAGCTTCCGGCAAGCTGTGTCATCATAGAGAAGACCGGTGGAAGCGGTGACAGATTCTTTAGTCAGTCTACATTTGCTATACAGTCATATGCCGAGACGCTGTACGAGGCAGCTGTGCTAAATGCTAAGGTCAAGGATGTAATGGACTATATCCGAGACGATACAGACGTAACAAGGGCGGTAAGGAATGGAGATTACAACTTTACTGACCCGGATGAGAAGAGATACAGATATCAATGTGTATATGAGATATACCACTACTAAGAAAGGATGAAAGAAATGTCAACAGTAAGTAATGTAACAGTCGCTAAGCCTAAGAAGGCAGGGGCGATATCGATAGCAGATTACGGCACGACACTTCCTACAGATGCGACATCTGCTCTCGATGCAGCATTCGAGAATACAGGCTATGTATCTGAGGATGGTGTGACTAATTCGAACTCTCCTGAGAGTGATAACATCAGAGCGTGGGGTAAGGACATAGTATATGTCATAAACTCCGCAAGGGATGATGTGTTTAAGTTCACGCTCATCGAGTCACTTAACGGCACAGTACTTAAGGCTGTGTATGGAAGTGATAATGTGACTGTAGGAGATAATGCCATCACGGTTAAAGCTAATACAGATGACCTCCCTGAGAAGTCATATGTAATCGATACAATACTCAGAGATGACACGCTCAAGAGGATTGTAATACCCAGGGGTAAGATTACCGAGGTCGGTGATATCGTCTATAAGGATGAGGAGCTTGTCGGATACGAGATAAGTGTTACATGTATGCCCGATGATGCCGGTAACACTCACTATGAGTACATCAGTACAGAGTCATCTAACAAGGCAAAAGCAGAAACTACCGAAGGTTAATCATTTAGTCCTGCCCTGCTGCATTTCTGCAGCAGGGCTTTTAATTAAGGAGAATCTATGAAAAAGATAACTACAAGCACAGGCTTTACGTGTGACATCGACGAGAATTTAAAAAACGATTTTAGACTGGCGAGAGCAGTGGCAAAGGCTGAGAGCGCCGATGGAGATGAATTTGATAAGATTGCCGGAGTTGACGAGATTGCAATAGTGCTTCTTGGCACGATAGGTAGAAAGCGACTCGAAAGACACATCATGAAGCAGCACAAGATAGTTGATTCGCAGGCATACATCACGGAGATATCCGAGATACTCACTAAGATGGGCGATGAGGATGCCGATATAAAAAACTAATTGTTCTCGGCGGTTTGCTGGCGATATCGGAGGATGCTATCATATGCGACCTTGCCGAGACGTATCATATACTTAACTTTGAGGAATATCCGCCCACCCTTATAGCAAAGCTGGTTAAAGGACTGAGACCGGATGCAAGGATATGGACTGAGAAGAGTGACATGGATATTCCGTATATGGATTTGATTAACATAGCAATATTTGACCGCCTTAACTGGCTGTGTTGGACTAAGACTAAGGATGCAGAGAAGGGACATAATCCTCCGGAGTCACTCTTGGCACGATATACGGAAGTCAAGAATAGAGACTACCAGATATTCGAGTCAGAGGATGACTTCGAGAGAAAGAGACAGGAGATATTAAAGAAATGTCAGAAATAGGAACAGCATATTTACAAATCATCCCTTCAATGAAGGGAGTCAAGGGTGCTCTGTCTGAAGGACTCGGTGATGCATCATCTGTCGGCACGTCGGTCGGAGAAAGTATAGCCGGAAAGATAAAGGGGGCAATAGTTGCTGCCGGTATAGGTACGGCTGTCACAAAGGTATTTAAGGATGCAATAGATGAAGGAGCGGCGTTAGAGCAGTCTATCGGTGGCATACAGACACTCTTTGGAACTCAGGGAGCGGATAGCGTTGAGGAGTATGCGAGCATAGTCGGGAAGACAGTGGATGAGGTTAGTGCCGACTTCGATAAGCTCAAGCAAGCCGAAGAGACCATGACACAGTATGCGAATGAAGCGTGGCAGACTGCCGGCATGTCGGCAAATGACTACAACGAACTCGTAACATCATTCGCAGCATCACTAAAGCAGAGTACCGGAGACGATTTTGAAGCACTTACCACTGCTGCGAATCAGGCTGTTATCGATATAGCTGATAATGCTAATAAGTTCGGTACGAATATGGAAGACATCGAGAATGCTTACAAGGGTTTCGCTAAGCAGAACTATACTATGCTCGATAATCTCAAGCTCGGATATGGTGGTACCAAGTCCGAGATGGAGCGACTGCTTGCGGATGCAGAAGAGATATCCGGTATCGAATATAATATAGACAATCTCGACGATGTTTATGCGGCAGTTCATGTCATACAGACTGAACTCGGAGTTACAGGTACTACGGCAGAGGAAGCGGCTGAGACATTCAGTGGTTCGTTTAATTCAATGAAATCGGCTTGGAAAAACTTGCTCGGTTTCATGGCTACAGGCCAGGATATTACTGAGCCACTGCAGGCTCTCGTGGAGTCAGCGACTACATTTCTATTCGGGAATGCTCTGCCGATGATAGGAAATGTCATCACTCAAATTCCGCAAATGATAGGAACAGCATTGACGCAAGGTATTCCTTTAATATTAGACAACCTAACTAATATAGTCACACAGATGGCTGCGGCGGCACGTAGTACGAACTGGGCAGAGGTAGGACTTGCCATATCTGACGCAATCGCGAATCTGTTTAGCGGAGATGCGAGTGGGCTGCTTACTGCAGCTATGGAGCTTATATACGCGCTTACGAGTGGAATCATCACCGCAGCACCGATATTGATTGACGGACTAATGAACACAGTTGCGCAGATGGTTGATAATTTGCTGATATCACTACCAACCTTTATTGAGACTGGCGGCACTATGCTGATGAGCTTGCTGCAGGGTATATTTAATCACATACCTGACTTACTGAATACGGCTGTGACGCTTGTGGAGTCGCTTATATCAAGTATAGTAAACAATCTTCCGCAGATAGTAAGCACAGGTGTTGATATGCTTCTTAGCCTTGTAGATGGCATTACAGGGAATTTGCCGTATATAGTTCAGGCAGCTATTCAGGCTATCACGTCACTCGTGACTACTATAGTATCGAATCTTCCGCAGATAATATCTGCCGGTATTCAGATTATCGCAAGCCTTGTATCAGGTCTTGCTCAGGCACTACCACAGGTGGTAAGCACGGTGCTGTCGATAGGCGGTACCATCATTGATACATTCCTGAATACAGACTGGCTGGGGCTTGGCAAGCAGATTATAAGCGGCATAGCTTCGGGTATATCGAACTCCGCAGGCTCGCTCTTTTCGTCTTTAAAAAATCTGGCATCAAATGCGCTTTCGACAGCAAAGTCAGCTCTGGGCATACATTCGCCTTCAAAGCTGTTTCGTGACCAGGTCGGTGCCATGATAGGTGCCGGTGTTGTTGAAGGTATAACCGGAACGGAAGATGATATGCAGAGTGCTCTTACCGGACTGAGTGACCTTGCAACTATGCCACAGCTTGCACTTGCAACAAGCACAGGTACCGTATCGAGTGGCTACGTAGCAGATACCGACGGTGAGATGGCTTGCTATGTCACGGTGAACGTTGGACAGGAGAGGCTTGAGAAGATAATCACTAAGGCTATAGTGTCAAGGAACTATAAGACAGGAGGTGCATGATGCAACTCATCATCAATGATATAGAGTATCCCGAACCTCAGTGGGCTGAAGGGTATAGTGCTACGTCTGAGAGGTCAGCAGAGGAGTTCGCAACAGAGGATGGCGGCTTTCAGGAAGTAGTACGCACTGAAAGACTTGTATCAATAAGCGTGAATATGTATGCGGATAGTAAGTGGCTTGATATCATCAGAAACCATGCTATAAGCAATCCTGTGACTGTGCAGTGTAATTATCCTGATACGGCGGCACTTACCACCAGGAAGATGCGGATGACACTCGGAGAGGAATCACTTGTCAGAGGCTCTGATGATGCCACTGCAGGAGGTTTGTGGGAGATATCATTTACGCTTAAAGCATATAGCCCCGACTAAGGAGAAGATATGTACTCAGTAACTGATGAATACTTAACATCGATGAAGGGATACGTTCATCGGTTCAAGATAAAGATAGATATAGGCACGGACACGTTTACGGATGAAGACCTGATAAGCGGTTCGTGCCGTTTTAGTGTGGCGAACAGTGACTCGGACAGTGTCAGTATCGGTACGGCTAATATAGGCGAGTTCAAGTGCACACTCCGGAGCGACAACATCACCAGATATTCACTCTATGGTAAGACTGTGACGGTGAGTGTCGGACGGCTTGTCGATGATGAATATATCTATATACAGCAGGGTGTGTATGTCATAAGTGATGTGTCGAGAAGTAAACAAGGCTTTGAGATATCAGCTTATGACCTGATGTCGAAGTTCACGAAGACGTTTAGTAGCTCATACCTGGGTAACTCAGCGAGTGTCTATGACTGGCTTGCTCTTGCTTGTAAGTCCTGCGGTGTCACGCTTGGTATGACTTCTGATGAATGTGCAGCACTGCCAAACGGTGGTAACTCACTCACACTGTATAGTGATGCGACAAATGTCGAGACATGGCAGGACATGCTCATATATCTATCGGCTGCATGCAGTGCATGGGCTCAGATGGATAGATATGGTCAGCTCGTCCTGAAGACATATAAGAGCGAAGCAGTCGATACTATATCGATATCGGACAGGCACGTGGATTGTAAGTTTGCAGACTATGTGACTGAGTACACGTATGTATCACTGACGAACATAGAGAGTGCTATCAACTATGTTGAAGGTGAGGGCGATGGTCTTGTTGTGAAGCTCGGAGAGAATCCGTTTCTGCAGTATTCAAATGAGACACAGACACGTGCGAGGATGGATGAAATACTCGAGTCAATACTGAATATTAAGTATGTTCCCTTCACACTCTATATGATGTCTGAGGTTGCTTACGAGCTGGGTGACGTGGTGTCATGTACAGGCGGTCTTGCGGATGATGATGAGCTCTTTTGTATCAATTCGATAGACTGGACGTATGACAGTCAAATGACTATCGAGGGAACCGGAAGTGATCCGGCTCTTGCAGATGCCAGAAGCAAGGTCGAGAAGGAACTTTCAGGAATACTTGCGGAAGTACAGAAAGACCAGAGCACTTTCTATATCTATAATACTTCAAACGTCGCGGCTAAGACTATCACAGAGGAGACCACCATACTCGATATGGACTTCGTGACAGTCGATGATACCATCGTTGCGACTATGTTCACGATTGACCATGATATGAGCCTTGACGGTAACATTATAGCAAGGGTCTATATTGATAACGTCTTGTTTGATACGTGGACTAACTACGAGGATAGAGGCGAGAATGTACTCACGGTGTCACAGTGCTATACGGTGAGTGCGAATATCACATATAACATCAAAGTGACTATTGAACCGGAATACTTCAAGTCAGATATCAGAGAGGCACTAATAGCTCCGGTGACATGGGGTGAACTGTCGGACGGAGCGACAAGCTCCACAGAGCCGCCTACTATCACACTGGAAGGTGGTATGGCTAATCTGACTGTATTCGGTCGAGGTCTTGCCGCGTCGGATGTTTGGGGTGGTAAGATTACGATTGTTGAAGCACTCGGCACCATATCTGTCGAGAATGCTATCACAGTAACATCCATGACCGACAGTGTAACGATTGATATATCCGTGCCGGTAACAATAGACATTGCTGAGACACTAAGCAACATCGATATCACAAACGATATCACAGTGAATGCGCTTGCTGATGCAGTGGTATTCGTTGAGCCGACTACGAACTGGACACTGTCAGCTGATAATGCGACTTATTCCACAACGTATGTTGATACATCAGACGGCTTTAAGCTGCGGACTGAGTATGAATATACATCAGAGGAAGAGACGGTTGATATCGGTAAGATGGTTAAGGTTGGTACTGATACTACGGTATTTGAAGAGGTAACAAGCATTGAAGTATCTGATAATGAGTGAAAACAAGTACTATAACAGCAATGGTGAAGAGGTAGATATCACAGAGCTTACATCCTCTAACTTTGAGGAGTACGGCTCTGACAGTCTACCGACATCAGACGTGTTGACGGCTCTGACAAGTCCATACGTCTATAAGTGGGCTGATGATGAGACTATCGAGGGTATGACGATGGATGTGACGGCAACGCCGCCGACACAGACCGTACAGGCTACGATATACTTCACATCTGACAAGATGATTACAGGCATAGACAGTGCCGAGGCTGAGTATACAGGTGATATCGGTGTTAAGTACTCGTATGATACGGTCACATTTACAGACGAGGTCACTATGGGTGAGTTCTTAGCTATGGACATGTCTGAGATATATGACGGTCTGACGAGTGCTGAGACGCTTACGATGGCATTTGTAATCTATAAGGACAGTACGCTGACGCGCTTTAAGTTTAACTTTATAAATTAGTAGGAGGAGAAGATGAAGGACGTAGTTAAGCCTTTTTATATCAACAAGGGAATACATATACCTAAGATGCACGGTCACACGAGGGTTGAGCTGGATAGCGGACTCACTAAGAAGGTATATGAGCATGAAAACATGATGACAGATGCTCTTGAGCAGTTCCTTGCACCTGCGGGAGTGTGGGGCGGTACTGATACTTTTCTGACAGTACCAACATATCAGACACTTCTCGGAGGTATCCTTTGCTTTGACAAGGCTATTGATACAAGTAAGATATTCGCTCCTGCAGGCACGAACATGACAGCATGCGCTGCGTATGGAGTGAGTACCACGAGTGGCACATACTCAGACACGATGGGCTCATATAACTCGACTGAGAGCTCAGAGGATGTCGCTAACAGGACAATTAAGTTTGTCTATGACTTCACGACCGACCAAGCTAACGGAGACATAGCAAGCGTGTGTCTGACACATAAGAATGCGGGATACTGGGGATACGGTGATGAGAAGCTTGACTGGGGAACATACAGAGAAGGGTATGCTAATGGATACTTATTAGGAACGTCATGTTCATGTCCGTCTAATTTGAATGTCTATCACGTTGATGATTCATATATCCATGCTTATATTATATCCGGCACCACGATGACACTATATAAGTTCTATGCATATACGAACATTATTAACCCGATACTAGCCAAGTTCAGTTCAACGATAGCGTAAAATATTTTGTGTAAATGGTTTCCGACTCCTTTTATTGGATATGGAAAAAGGAACCGATTTCTTGTAAAGTGTTAAGTACCACCAAAACACGAAAGAAAGGGGTTCCTTC